GCATTACAATACGATACAATAGGTTCATCCTTACATTTGTAATTATATTCTTTGCCATCAATAGATTTAATTAATGTATCTACTTCTTTTTTATCTAGAGGTGGTTTGCAATACGCATCATTGTATTTAAATATTTCTATTTGCCATTTATCAGGGAATCTTTTTTTTGTGTATACACCAAAATTATACATGGCATTGTTTCTTTGACCATTTGGTATGCCTTGTTTTGCGATTGTAACCAAACATGGTGGAGCACCTGTAAGCAAGTTGTCAACTATTTTTTCTTCTTGTATAGACAATTTAGAGAGTTGATCTTGTGTTAGTTTTACTTTATCATGCGCGTCGTAAAATTGATTTATATCCATAGCAGATCCATCATCTTTAATTCCATACCTCAAAGACAAAGACGCATTGTGGTAAGGTAGATTTAAAAAACTGCCTGTGCCACCCTTATTCATATCTACTTTATTTTGTTTAGGAAATATTTCTGCGTTTGAGTAACCAAGCTTGGCTGCCATATCTTTTAGTTTACTTCTAATTAATGCTGCAGGTACAAAGTCATCTGTAAATAAAAATACATGTGCTCCTCCAGATTTAGATCTACACACCAATAATGGAAACTTACACTCTCTTATCTTTATAATTAATTCTTTATGATCAAAGCCATTGTATACATCAATATCTATACATGACCATTTACATTTGTTTTCTTCATTTATAGGAATAATACCAAGGGCTGGATCTTTACCTTCCAAATGTTCTTGAAACATTTTTTTGGTTGGGCTTTTTTTAATTATGAAAGATCTTGTTTTGTGTTTACCTCTCTCATCAAACTCGTTTGTTTTTCTAGTTTGACCGTAGGCACTATACGAACCTTCAAATATATTTATAAACTTATCTATGTCTGACATCACCACTTTGCTTTCGGAGGCGGGACGAAGCAACGAACCGCCCCCAAAAATATTTAGCCTCTGTTAGCGAAGCTAGTGTAGAACTTTTTTGCTCGTTCATACATCTTAGCGTCTTCTAACATCCCAACTTTTTCTACGTTGTAGCCGTACCATTGATTACCTTTACCTGTATTTAATACAGAAGATAATTTATAAATATGACTAAACGATGGTGGAGTGTATGGACCATTCTTACCATCTAAACTAATAGACTTCATCATGGAATTCCATTTTCTGCTTATTTTACCTTGAGATGAACTCATGGATATCATTGCAGTTTCAGATCCTCTTTCACCTAAAATAATTACAAAGTGTTGACCGACAGTTAAAATATAATTACCATTTTGTAATCTATCTTTACCATCTGGTCCTTTTGTAGTTTTATCTAGTACGTCAGAAGTATCTGGAAAAATCATTTCAGGTCTTCCTGAACCTGTTCCATAATCTGCCCATTCTTGGTACTCCAATTTATAGTAACATGGAATAACATGTATTCCTTTGTCACCATTGTATAACTGTTTCGTAACAGTGTTTAAAAACATACCAGGTTCTGCACCTTCTACGTAATTTTGATTACGCTTCTGTGCTTCCGCTGATCCGTTTTGTAAAAGTTTTAAGATAGGTGGAGCCAGACTTTCTGTCTTCACATTCTCAAAACCAGCTTGCGCATCTGCTTCAAATAAAGAAGCTGAAGGCAAGTTTTCTTTCTTAGTTGCTACTTGTTTCGCGTCACTCATTTCTAGTTTCTCCTTGTTATTTTCGTTTGGTTACCCTCAAACGGTTTGAATAGATCAGACGGAACATCTTGATTTGACTCTAGACGTTCTCTGACCATTGCTTTTAAGGTCTGGGGATGAACACCAATCTTTTGGACTGGTTCATACCCCTGACCTTTTGCAAGGACAGCATATTCTGCCGCCTTGTTATCTTCGCCCTTACCAAAGGTAACGGTAATATCATTTTTAATAATATCACCTAAGCCGTTGTTACGAAGCCATGTAAAAGCTGCCTCCTGTTGATCAGGAGATATGTATGCGCCGTATATTTTTTTAATCTCTACGGACTCACCATCTTTCAGCTTTAATTTTGTAATCTGCATTTCATCCATCATAGCTGGAATCTCTACAGTAGAAACTTGTTTTGCTTTTTCTTTTAATTTTTTAACGCTCTCTTCTGCGTTTGCAATTTCATCTTCTAAATCTTTTAGCTCTAATACTTTATCTGACAATCGTTTAGCAGAATCTATCTGCTCAACAGACTGCATTCTATCATTTTCAAAATCTATTTTTGTCATAACTTTCTTGTCTTTCTATATATAGGTTTTTATATTATTGTCAAGTCTTATATAAATCTATCTCTACAGGATAGTATTTTCTTTCTTGTTTATCCCACTTTAACAGGTTGTATTTTCCATTTGTAATATCTGATACAATAGAACAAGCTACACCAATTATGGCAGGATCGCCTGTAAGTAGTAAATAATCACTTTCTTTATATTCTTTTAATTTTTGTCGTAAAGTTTGTATTACATACGCAGGACTCAAAATGATCTGTGAGTTTTCTGGTAATAATACTTTTAAATTACCAAATTCTGTTGCACCAATAATGTTAATTTTAGGTGTTCCTACTTTAGTTCCTGGTATGTCTTGTATAACAAAGACTGTTGACATTAATAATATATCCTTCTTGACATTTAATAACACATAACATATATGCTTCCAATAGAAAGTAAAAATATATTATGCATTACAAATATAAAAGCAAGCCTTTTGCACATCAAAAGAAAGCTCTTGAAATGTCGTGGAACAAAGAAGTTTTTGCGTACTTTATGGAGATGGGTACTGGTAAATCAAAAGTATTAATTGACAATATTGCCATGCTTTATAACGCTGGTAAGATAAATGGTGCTTTAATTGTTGCACCAAAAGGTGTTTATAAAAATTGGTTCGACTCTGAGATACCTAATCATATGCCTGATTATATAGAGAAAAGAGTAGGTTTATGGAGAACAGACCCTAAAGCAAAAGATCTTCAACCTTTGTTTAAAGTAGGAGCAGAGTTACATATTTTAATTATGAATGTAGAAGCTTTCTCTACGAAAAAAGGTATACAGTTTGCAGAAAAGTTTTTAAATAGTCATAAAACGCTAATGGGTATAGATGAGTCTACCACTATAAAAAACCCTGCAGCAAAAAGAACTAAGAACATAGTGTATTTAAAACAGTTTACAAAATACAGAAGAATACTTACAGGCTCACCAGTTACAAAATCACCGTTGGATCTATTTACACAATGTTATTTTTTAGATCCTTATCTATTAGATCAATCATCGTACTATGTATTTAAAGCTAGGTATGCAATATGTAGAAAAATAAATGTATCTGGTAGACAAGTTGAGATTGTTGTTGGATATAGAAATCTACCTGAACTATCAGAAAAACTTAAACCTTTTTCATATCGTGTATTAAAAGATGATTGTTTAGATCTACCTGGTAAAACATATATGAAAAGAACTGTGGAGCTTACAGATGAACAAAAGAAAGTTTACAAACAAATGAAACAAGAAGCTATTGCATTCTTAAATGGTAAGATGGTT